TCAGGATTCTGCGCTGGAGCTGGCAAATGACTCTATAAAGTCCGGGTTTTCTTTATGGCTAAAAGAACTAAGGCTTTTAGAAGTAACCCCTAAATATGACCCTAGAACTGGGGTTTACGAGTTTATTGTTTTGTATGCTCTGCCATCTGGAGAAAAAGATTTTGTTAAAATTAATACCGAAGTGTTCAATAGAACCGGCGAAGTGATTGGAAACTAAAAATGTCAAACGTAGTTAATTATGTACCGCAAGTAGACTATACGTCTAGAGATTACGTATCGTTGCTTAATGATATGTTAGCGTTAGCCAAGCAGCTGAATCCTGAATGGACCAGTAGTGACCCGGCAGATATGGGAGTTACTCTGATTGAGCTTTTTGCGTACCTCGGAGATATTTTAAATTTCTACATTGATAGAATGGCAAACGAGGGCTTTTTAGCCACGGCTAGCCAAAGAGAAAGTCTTTTGCAGATTGCTGCTTTACTTGGCTACACTCCGGCTACAACCAGTGCAGCTAGCGCTACCCTTTTATTTTCTAATGTGACTGGAAATACCGTAACAATTCCAGCCAAAACAAAAGTGGCTTCTGCCTCAGTTGTGAACGGCTTGGTAAATCAAATTGTTTTTGAAACAAATTCTCAGGTGGTAGTACCTGCTGGAACTAACGCTGCTCCTGGGCAAATTCAAGTCACTGCTACTCAAGGCATTACCGTAGGCGCTGTAGGCGCTGAAGAAGTTTTAGGATATTCAACCGGCTCATCTAATCAAGCATTTAAATTAGCGGAACAACCGGTAATTATAGACAGCATACAGGTGTTTGTGAATGATGTACCTTACACCTACAGCCCTTCTTTAATAGACAACACTGTGTTTGATGCCGTCTTTACTACAGCGACTAACTCCGAAGGATATACCTACGTAATTTTTGGAGACGGTATTGGAGGAAAGGTTCCTTTAGCGTCTCAATCTATAAAGGCTATTTATAGAGTAGGTAAAGGAGCTAGCGGAAATGTCCCGGCTTATACCTTAGAGAAATTTATCGATAGCTCATTTGTCGGTGTCACTGTAACTAACCCAGAGGATGCTTACGGCGGCTCGGATGAAGAATCAAATGATTCTATTAGAATCAACGCGCCTAGGGTGTTTAAAGCATTAAATAGAGCGGTATCGTTAAAAGACTATGCGTATTTAACTTTACAGGTTCCCGGTGTTTCAAAGGCTGCAGCAGATGCGTCTGTTACAAATAGCGTTAATATATACACTGCCCCATTTGGCTCTACGGGATTTGTATACGAAACTGCAAGCATAACGGGAGTTGCAATAACCGCAACAGGTGGAGGAGCAGGTACGGGCGGTATTACCTACACAGCTACTAATACTAATTTTGCTGTTGGAGACTACGTGACAATTACCGGTATGGTTCCAAATAGCTATAACGTAGTTGATGCTGTAATAACAGCTAGAGCTGGCACATCATTTACAATAGCTTCATCCGCTACTGGTACATTTTCTAGCGGCGGTACCGCGGTTGTCGCCACAGGATTAAGTACATTTTTTGTTGACCTACAGACCAAAATTTTGTCTTTCTTTTCTGATAAAACAGCCCCTAATGTTACATTAAACATCCAGGCTGGAATTTACTCAAAAATTAACGTGGATTTATTAGTAAATGTTATGCCGCAATATAAGCAAGAAACTGTGACATCTCAGATTAACGCAGAACTGGCAAATATGTTTTCACTAGACAATTCATTTTTTGCTGAAAAAGTGACTTCAGACCAAATAAGCAGCGTGCTTCGCTCTTTGCCGGGAGTGCAAAGCTGTGAGGTTGTGGGCCTTAGAAAAGCTAAAAATGAAAAGATATTTAGCGTAAATACTTGGGAACGTTCCGCATCGAATGTTGTAAAGCTAGTTCTCTATAGGAATGCTCCCGGTTCAGTAGACTTTTCTGTGAACGCAAACTCGTTGATAAGCTCAAAAATTCAAGTATTTGATGTTAACCCTACAATCAATACTTCAAATCTAAACACTGTGGTAGTTACTGCTGCCGGCTCTGACTTCATTAGTTTTTCAAATACCGGTGCCACTCAGACCGCAACTAGTACTGGAATTGGAGCGGGGAACTACGTGAGAGTACTTACCGTAGAGTCAATAAGTTGTGATGTAAATGAGGTTCCAACGCTTGGAACTGTACAAATTGTCCCTAGTGGCGGAATAGTTTAAGGAGAAACAAATGCCAGCATCGTACCCATCATCCCTACCTAGCTTTACTACAAAAGTCGATAACGTAGACTCAGTGGTTGCCATCCAAATGACCTACAGGCTGAAGTATTAGCGGTGCAATCCACCGTCGGCACCTCGCCTGTTATATCTGTATTAAACGCGTCGACTAGAATAAACAGCGCAACTAGTTTTAATTCAAGTCCAATAAGCACCTCATTCTCTACTGTAAAAGAAAGAATTTCAAACGTAGAGCGCGGGCTTATGGGAGTTGGCTATGTTCCAGCTATCGATGGAGGCTCTGTTAAAACAATAACCGCAACTGGTTCTACATCTACTGAAACCTTTTCTAGCATCCCCGGTGGGTACAGAAAGTTAGTTTTAGAGCTTGAAGTTAGCGCATATAGTACTGGCGGAGCCGTAACTGTTACTTTAAATGGAGTTACAAGCAATTATTCAGTATCAAGAATTGTTTATACAGCTAGCGGTGCAAATCAAGAGGACGAGGAGGTGCAGCCAAGCACGGCTGCTGCAGGTCTTTCGTTAGGAACCGCAACCGCTCTAGGAAACATCTATGTAGTCGAGATTCCTAATTATGCTACAAACAGAGCTTATAAGGTGTTCAGAGCTTTGGGTCCAACCCTGTCTTTAACGGGGTCTGTAGCAACCGGAACCGTAACATCGCTTACAGTTGCCGTAGCTGGTACACAAACTATACAGAACTCGTCTTTAGTTCAACTTAAAGTTGAATATTTTAGTGCAAAACCTTATGCTCACAACGCTATAAGGTTAGAGTGGGCTTCTCCATCAGCAACTTTATGGTCACAACTTATAATTGTAAGAAACTCTTTAGGAATTCCGACGACCCCTGATGATGGAGACTTAATATTTAGTTTAACTAGTCCTACCACAAACTATTTTATAGACGATAGCACACTATTAGGTAGCGGAAAATTCTACTACTACTCCATATTCCTGCTTGATAATTTATCGGTATGGAGAAACTCAGGAAGCGCTGTTGGGTTATCTACTAAAGATTACGGCAGTTCAGAAAAAATGTACGAGTACTTACCCTCGCCTTATAAAACATCATCCGGAGCTCCCCTTGATGTAGAGGGTGATAATTCTGATTTAAAGGCCTTTTTAAAAACGTTTGGTTTTACTTATGACCAATTTAAAACTTACGTAGATAACGCCACTAATAGATACGACACCTCAAACTTGCATGGATTTTTAGTACCTAATTTGCTAAATCAAATGGGGTTTGCTTATGAGAATGAATTAGGAATCCAACAGGGTAGAAGACTAATTAAGTACTCGTCAAGCATATACAGAAAAAAAGGAACTACGGCTGGGATAAAGACCTTTGTTTCTGCGTTTACTGGGTTTAACTGCTCTATACCCGCCTTTAAAAACATGCTTTTAACTACCGATGCCGGCTCTTTTGAAGCCGGAATAGATGGGTGGAGAGCCGCATCTGGCGCTTCTATATCGTCAATATCAGGGTCTACTGAGACTCCTAGCGTTACCGCGCATAGCGGCGCTAAAATGTTAAAGGCACAAAGAACTGCCGGAATATCGGGTTCTATTGAGTTTACCTGCGGTACCTCTGTAAAAAAAGTTTTTATAAATGCTCAGACCCCTATTCAAGCCTCCGGTAGCTCAGTTACCCTAAAAACTTCTACAAACCACGGTTTTTCGGTAGGAGATATAATAGAGATAGCCGGATTAGTACCAAGTGGTTACAATGGTTCATATACAGTATCATCTATAAATGGTCCTGACCAGTTTACATACACAAATGCAACTACTGGTAATATAACCACGGGCGGTATGATTTCTAGGGACCTATTTGACGCAAAAACTATAGGCGTGCCCGTAGTGCCAAATACTTCTTACATTTTTTCTATCTACAGCCGAGCCAAAACAAACGCTAGATTAGTCTCTTTACTTGTCTATTGGTATGACGAACGTGGCCGTTTAATATCTTCTGGCAGCCCTGGCAATACAAACAACGACCCGAATTCGTGGACAAGGCTTTCTTCTGCTTCAGTTACAGCTCCGGCTTACGCAGCTTATGCAGTACCTTCAGTAACGGTTAATAGCGCAAATGCTGGCGAAGTTCACTATTTTGATTCAGCCCAGTTTGAGGTTGATATATCAGGCATTACTTCATACGTATCTCCAAGAATAATTGATATCTACTTGGAGCCTAATAGAACTAACGAGATACTAAACCCAAGCTTTGAAGTTAACGTCAGCGACTGGGGAGTTACAAATCTTTCTTTAACTCGCGTGTCTGGAGGAGCTATAACCGGAAGCTCATGGTTTGGCAGAGCTCAGGCATCAAGCGCAAGTTCTACTTTAACGCAAAGCACCTCTGTATTAGTTACCCCTGGGGTAGAGAATACGTTAAGTGCATACTTAAAAACAAGTAACACAGCCGGAGTTACTCTTACTATAGAATGGTTGACCTCTTCTAATACTTCTATAAGCACTGTTACTAAAATAATTAGCTCTATTGCTAGTACGTGGACTAGGTATGACTTTAGTGCGATAGCCCCTAGTAACGCCGCAAAAGCTAATGTTTCTTTTGTTTTTGCGGGAGCTGCCTCAGATGAATACGATATAGATGCCGTGATGTTTGAGAGGTCTAGCTATCTAAATCCTTATTTTGACGGCTATACAGGGTATCTCCTGATGGATGACGTAAGGTGGGATGGCGGAACTGTAGGTAAAAGAAGCATGTACTACAGAAATCGCGCCTCTTCTGTTATTAGGTTAAAAGCAGTTATCGAAGACTACCTACCGATATGGTCTACTTATGCAGTATATGTGGCAAATTCTCTGACTTGACGTCTTTTAATTTTTCTGTATACTGATATCTCCGTCCAAGGAGGTAAATATGAGACGAGTAACCATAGCGGTTATAGGTAACGCAAAAACAACTAGAGCCAACCTAGAGGCTCTAATTAGCGATGTAGTAGATTCTGTGGATGAAGCTATTATTGCAACTGTATATGATAAAGACCCTTCAGAGGGCCTTATCTGGGCTGAGCAGTATGCTCAAGACAAAGGGCTGGCAGTTCTTAAGTACCCAGAAAACAATTACGAAGGCCTATTGGCTGAAAACTCCAGGGAAGACCTAAAGTTCTTTATGCTTTGGGATGATGAAGACCCTGCATGTCAATTAGCGGCCTCAAGGGCCCAGGAAGCCCGTATATTGGCATATGACCTAACTGATGGGTTGATGCTCATTCCATTGGCTTCTGAACCCATTACAAGGCCGCAGAAACCACAAATTCCGGATGCCGAGAGTGCAGTAACTACACCTAATGTAGAATCTGTAAAATCTGCCGATGATGAGGAGCCGGAATCCGAGGAAGAATCAGACTACGATAGCGAGTACGATTTGGAGGAAACTCTAACTGTGCTAGTATCTGAACTTGGTAAGATATTTGCCCGCTCATTTGCGGACGAATTCAAGCGTATTATCAAGGAATAAGATGCCCGTAGAGCTAAGTAGGCAGGCTCAAGACTGCCTTATATTTCTGTACCTTAACCGTACACTTTCAATAAATCACCGTACCTTGATGGAGCACAAGGGCTTAAGTAGACGCAAAAGCCTATCCGTACTTCAAGAGTTACGAGACGCAAACTGCATCAAGATGACTAGAATAGTTGGTGCAGGGACTAACACTAAACTGGTAATGTCTGACGTGACCAAATCGGTAATGTCAGGTTATCGCCATATAGCAGTACAGCAAGTAAGCAGTATTTCTAATAGCTATACAGCTAGTACTACTAATATAGCTACAAATAAATTCTTCGACGAGGTCGAAGAGGGAGGAACTGAAGTGGGTTATGACTTTTTTGAGAACACATCGTCTGGTGATGATGAGCTTATTCGCGAGCGTGAAAAACATATGGCGTACAAAAAGACCGAGTATGAGGCGGCTCGTGAAGCAAAAGCTCAACAACGTCGAGACAAACATCGCTCAAAACTTGCTCCATCACATTGGACCTGCAAAGACGTTGCCCACGAGTTTGCCGACCGGATGTCAAACATCTGGTCAATCAAACCTTTCAGTGTCACTCAGTCCAGGTTTGTACAGGCACTCTCGGTATTCAGGAAGCAGCACGATACTAACGGTGAAATCGAAATCAAAATCATCGAGTTGTTCTTTGCGACGCTTCAGCCCGATAAGTACACAGACGGCAATCACTTATGGCGAGCGTTTCTCTACAAAGCGCCCTCGCTAGTTGTCCAAGCTCGAGAGAGCATTATGACTCAAGAGCAAATTGAGACTAATATTATTCGTGACCAAGAACTTACGGACCGTAAGCTTTCATTGCTAGATGAGGAACAAGATGTATAAGCCAGACGAATTACCCGCACGACGCCGGACTTGGGTAAAGATTGCCAGCATCCCTCCAGCAAAACTTGGTTGGACTATTGAAGATTGCACAGCAGTGCCTGAAAAATTAATTGATGATGTTAATAAGTGGCTTAAGGCTATATACGATAATAGAATTATTCGAGCCGAAGGTAAAAAGACCTGTGGGCTAGGTCTAATGCTTTATGGCCTACCTGGTCGAGGAAAAACTACAATGGCTAATATGCTTATTCAAGAGATATTGCGTAATGCTGAACCAAGTATTTTAGGTATGGAGCCAGGCAAGATAGTTTCTAGGCCGTGCTACTTCATAACTTACACTGGTTTGCTTGACCTTAAGGGTTCTGTGATGGAGGACCACGATTCAGACGATGAGCTTTTATACAACGGAATACTTGGAGAAGCGCATGATGACGCTTACAATGTCAGAGTGCTTGTACTAGACGATGTAGGTAAAGAACACGCTAGCGCATCAGGTTGGCAAAAGAATATGCTGCACCACGTTCTTCGTACAAGGTTCAATAATGGCTTGCCTACTATAGTCACTACTAATTTAAAGATTGATGATTGGGAAGCTCACTACGGTTCCGCAACTCAGTCTTTTGTGCACGAGTCATTTGTGTACATTAACATGGATTCAATTACAGATTTGAGGAAGTAGTATGAGCGACAAGAGACTGCTGCAAATATTTCTAACCTATACTCCAGGAAAACTAGGTCCAGGAATATTTGAGGTTAACAGCGATAAAGAAAAAAACTTAATATGCAACTGTCCGGGATTTCAATCAAAAAATAGCTGCAAACATACCGCACTTATCGAGAGTCGAATAGCTAAAAATAACGGAGTGTATCAGTTTGATTTTAGCAAAAAAATCACCGCACAGGAGCTTAGGGACGCCATGAAAACCGAAAAGGCCTTTAGAGAATTGGTTATAATGTATGGAAAGGTAGAGGTGTACTAATGAAGAATAATGATATAAGCAACTCTTTACCGCAACGTGTAATAGTAACTGCTGATGTAATTACTGATGAGTACCCATCAGAAAAAAAGGTGCTAGGCTTTATACCTGTCAAACAAACTAAACGTGAGTACAACCGGCTGGTTCTTAGTCACCTGTATGTTACATCCTTAAACAAAGGTATTACAATGGAACTCGTAAGTTTTACTCATTCGCAGGCTGAAATGAATGACCTTATGATTTATTTAGACAAGTTTGGTACCAACCCGTTCAGATACGGTTCGTCTTATAAATCTGTGGATACCTTAGTAAGAGAACTACCTTACAGGCCAGAGGTTATTGGCGTAATTGATATACCATCTAGACTACTCCGCTACGGTAGATGGGGAATGGATTTTCCAACACTATGAGTACAGAAGCAAAACTAATAAGCGCGGTAATTCAAGTTCGCGACCTATCACCTTTATTCGAAAAAGGCGTATCCGACAGCTGGTTTTCTAGTGACGAAGATAAAAGAGTTTGGACCTTCCTACGCACCCACTTCGCCAAGTACGGTGAGTGCCCCAGCCAGGAAGTAGTAACATCTAATTTCCCTGCATACAAGGTGCAGGAGCTAACAGACTCTATAGATTTTCTATTAGATGACCTAGTAGATAGAAGACGTAAGCTCTCGATTAGCAATACGTTGCGTCAGGCTGTAGAGGATATTCAAAATAGTAAAGACCACGAGGCTGCTTTGCTTACTATGCAGAGCGGAATTGTTCGCCTAGAAGAAGAGGGTCTAAATAAAACTTCTGATATAAACCTTATCCAGACCACAGAGTCTAGATGGGAAGACTATCTATTTAGAAAAAACAACCCAGGCCTACTTGGTGTTGCAACTGGGTTCCCCACAATCGACTCTGTTACAAATGGTTTGCAAAAAGGTCAACTAATTGTAGTTGTAGCAACTCCTAAAACAGGTAAGTCTACTCTTGCTTTGCAAGTAGCAAACAATGTGCACAAGCAAGGCTTGTCTCCAATGTTCCAATCATTTGAGATGACAAACCGAGAGCAGCAAAACCGATATGACTCTATGCGTGCCCTAGTGTCTCATAACAGACTTATATCAGGTACTCTTACAACGGATGAAGAAAAAAGATTCCAAGATGCCCTGTCCAGCATGTCTGAGGATGAAACAAACTTTTGGTTAGTAGATGCCGCCCACGGCATAACAGTGTCTGCTATACAAAGCAAGATTCAAACTTTGCAACCCGATGTAGTGTTTATCGACGGCGTGTACCTGATGCTAGATGAGCAGACTGGCGAGTCAAACACTCCGCAGGCTTTAACAGGAATTACTCGTTCTTTAAAAAGACTTGCTCAGCGCACAAACAAACCAATAGTAATTACTACTCAGGCCTTAAATTGGAAAACCAAAAAAGGCAAGGTGTCTACAGAATCAATTGGTTACTCATCGTCCTTTCTACAAGATGCTGATGTAGTGTTTGGTCTTGAGCGAGAAGATGAAAATGTTGATGATACTAGAACCCTAAAAGTTATGGCAGCTCGTAATAGCGGTAACGTAGAGGCTTCTTTGATGTGGGATTGGTCAAGCGGCCTATTCCGTGAAATGACAAGTGATGACGTATGAGACTAGAGGATATGGAAAGAGTTTTAAATAGACTCGACATAGAACCTATAAATGTAAGAGGCTCAGAGATTTTAGCTCTTTGCCCAGGCCACAAAGAGATTACAGGAAAAGAAGACAGGAACCCGTCCTGGTGGATTAACTCTGAGACCGGAGCCCACATTTGCTTTTCTTGCGGCTTTAAAGGCAACCTGTGGTCACTAATCGCAACCGTTCAGAGCTTAAGAGACGCTAACGGCTTTCTAGATTATGCGGATGCTAAAGACTGGTTTTACCTATCATTCGATAACATATCTCTCGACTCTAGTGAAGACGAGCAAGAGCAAGAGTCAATATTCAAAGAGGTAACAGGTATTACTGAGTCCAGGCTTGCGCTGTTTACCATGCCCCCAGACCACGCACTGACTGCCCGAGGCTTTACCCCAGCTGCGGCTGATAAATATCAGCTTTTATGGGACCGTGAGTACTCAAACTGGATTACGGTAATTAGAGACCCCTATTTAAATAAATTATTAGGATGGCAGGAGAAAGGCTTTTCTCGTCGTTATTTCAGGAATTACCCCCAAGGAGTAGAGAAATCTACTACACTATTTGGTTTCAACCGGTACTCTGGTGGGCAAATGATTGTTCTAGAGTCTCCGCTAGACGTCGTTAGGCTAGAGTCTGTAGGCATAACCGGAGGCGTTGCAACATACGGCTCTATGGTGTCTAAGACTCAAATAGAGTTAATCAAAGAAGCAGATGAGATAGTCTTTGCGTTTGATAACGACGAGTCTGGCATAAACGCCTCTAAACGAATGCTAGAGCTGCGAATAGAGTCTTGGTACTTTAACTACTCACACACCGACATGAAAGATATCGGGGCTATGAGTAAATCTGAAATACTCATCGGTCTAGATACCGCTAAACATTCTGTAAACGGATTAGGAGCACTAGAATG